CCTGCATTAGAATTCCAACAATAATGTGGAACTCTCCGTCCCCTGATTCCCCCCCTAGAAGGAGGTAATCACTGGATGGCTAACCAAGCCATGTCCAGCACCACTTTCTATGGACCGAGTGGGCGTCGGCATACCAACCAGGTTTTAATGGCTCATTGGCATTCTTTTGCCAATTACCATATTGTTCTGGCGTATCCTGCCTAAGGCCTCGCGTTAGCTCTTTTCTCAAGAGCTCCGACCAGTCAGCTGACTGGTACTGGCGGGTTTTATACCCGATCGTGAGGATCTTGTATTCATACCGCTGAAGATCTAAATTCCATCTTCGGCGATACAACACGTTGTTACTAGCACTCGTAGTATGACGAACTGCAGTTGGAATTTGCAGCTCGCTACGAGGGTACGTATATCCCACAGAGTCTTCGATTGCTCGAATGGTTCTATGGGAACTTTCGTACCCGAACTTATCAATTATTGAGTTGATAAGATTCGCGGTAGTGGCAAGACCGGTACTCTCGATTGACAGGTGCTTCCGAACTCTTACGGGAGTGACGTTCAATCCATTATGAAAATCACCGCCGCAGGATTCCCGAAAGGGACCCACCACATAAGACTTGTTTCGATTGATTTTTAAACCAATAGATTCAAGCCCTACCATCACGGCATCGCTGTAACGCGACTTAATGATGATATCGTCGCCATATACGTACGGCAGATCGCTGGAATTGCGCTCCACCGTTAGCGTACTTGCGTATGCACTAGCCCAAAAGACTAGTGCCTCAACTGGGAAACAACAAGAACTACCCATAGGGGCAAACTTGTTTAGTTCCACCCTCCTTCCGTCCGGTAAGATAGTAGTCTTGGAGCGACATGCTTCAAGACACCTGACCCAATTAGCTGGAAAAACCAGCCTGACTAGGGCAAGTGATAACCTATCGGATGCATCAGATAAATCGATCGTTGCATAGTTATCGTGAAGAGAACCTTCACGAGCCATGCTCTGATTAATAGTCTGATCAGCGAAGTTACAATAACCTCTGGTTAGTGGGTGAGTCTCGATAGTATCATAGAGCAACTTCATAAGTCCCTGCTGAATATACATTAACTCAGCAGGTTCGCATGAAATCACCCTTGGACCCCGAGAATCCTTCGGCACGAGACAAACACGTGCTTCAGGACGCGACTCGGCGGAACCTTCCAACTTCTCATATTCATCAACCAAATGATTAAGGTTGAAAAAGAAGTGGTCGGAATAGCAATATACGTCATCAAGCTCGGGATAATACCTAAGCTTGTGATACTTATCGCTATTAACAGTCCGGCAAGCAGTTGCACCGCTTCCGTGAGAAGGACGGATATCGAAGGGGTTAGCATTCGCCAACACCCTCCCGATAATCCGTCGCATCATGCCTAAGTGAGTCTGGACACGATCAGATAGATCATGTACATTCCCGCAAGACATAAAAGACTCGCTATCAACAGATATAAAGGTTGATAAAAAATCTTTAACTGTTTCCTCGTCATAATCGACCTCCAGTTTGTAAAAAATGAGCGTCAGTTGACGCACACAATCTACAGCGAGAGAGTCGCCCCGCAACGCAAGCCTGATGGGAACCTGTAAGAATACAGGAATTCCATCACGACCGGTACAAAAATCCGGTGGTGAGATCCACTCCTGCAAGGAGTGGAAGCCATCAAGTGCCTTACCTAATTTAGGTAAAACCGTCGTTAAAAAGGCAAGCCCCTCATTCTCACATCTCGTCGTAAAAGTCGATATATCGGCTTCGCTAACTAGATGCGAATAGCGCTGGTTAGATGCCAGGTTCACCCATAATGAGTGAAGGCTTTTCAGGTTACCTACTAACATGTAGACGACCTCCGAAGAAGCTTCCCTAATGGTACCCGACCAGGACAAAACGATCACTATCTCACAACCGCACAGCTAGAGACAGTCGCTATACAACGGACAAGATAACCTGACTGGAAGTCAGGCTCTAAGTCTCGCTATTCAGCAAAGCAGTAATTCGACCACCAGCGCCACCCTCGATCAACATATCGATCAAGCGGAATACGCCCTGGAGTTTTTCGGTATTACTGAACGCTGTGCCAATTGGATCAACCATTACGAAGTAACAGCTGAAGACGCGAAGCTCACCGGTAATCGAATCGGCCTTTGTATGGTCGTATCGAGCCAAATGACGCTTCTCACCCTTTGATCCGGTCTCGTGAGAGACGGTTACTTTCAACTCTACCGGGCTTGTGAGTCCGGGAACTGAGTAGACCCCCTTAGATTCGTCATTATATCTTAACGCAAAAGTGTTAAGATTAGTGTCAACCTCTGTGGGCGTATCTTGAGATAGATACAGTTCGGTCCCTAGGGCCATTCTGTACGCTCCTCCCCATTGAACTTGGGGCGAAATTGTTGGGTCCAAACCAACGGTTTTGGTGTTCCCGAAGTGGGAAAATGAACAAGCATAGAAGCATCATATCGAAACAATATCGACATGACAGCCAACCTTACCGTCTGCTTACAAGGGGAGAATACCCCTTGGATAAAACGGTGGCCAGGGCAACTAAATTTATTAGTTGGTTACCTGAGGGCTTCCTCCATCCTGCGTTAAGGACGATATCGTCATTAGGCATGATGGGAAGGCGATGGAAAAAATCCTCGCGAGAAGCCCATGGCCGGCATACAGTCTCAGGAGTCGTAACCGTTGAATTACGGTCAAGAACTAACTGGGAATGTACGGTAAGCGTCTCTTTGTACTGAATAAAAGGATCAGTACATATAATCGGCAACTCGACAGCATCTATTTTGAACTGGTCCAGGAAACCTCCGATGCCGAAAAACCAATCGATAACGAAGGTGAATGGAACGGCGTCCCATATGATGCGCGGGTTGAGCTCAAACCCTATAGAGTCTAAAAAACCATGTAGGGTCTTGTTTAAATTCGTGAGGACTTCTAATGTTCCACATCTATAAACAAGGAAGCCTTGAACGTGGCGACTTACAGTCGCTGTCCACGAGCAGGGGTAATGAATATCCCCGTCGTAGTTAAACGTTCCCGATACGGTAGTAGTCTCATTCAAAAGGGACTCCTGGCGTCGTCTAACAACGCCCGCATCCTTCTCAAATGCGGCAATTACTTTCGACACATTGCGTAGCTGATTAAAACAGTCTTCGAGGTCGCCTATAGTAGGCTTCCACCCGAACTTGTAGTTCAGCCGCGCCCCAGCCAAGTTCTTTGCCAAACCGACGTTACGCTTCCAGAGTTGAAACAGCCCCTTTACTTGCAGAATCTCAAGAAAGAAATTCGGCAATTGGGCGACTGTTAAGTCAGGATGTAAATCAAGAAAACACTGATTCATCATTGCCTGACCATCCGACCCTAATACAGCTGGTCCTAACTTCACACCTTGTGAAGCTAGTGCAGCACGGGCGAATATCTCTGAGGCGTCGTGAGCAGCTCGAGAATGTAAATGGTGCCCGTAGTATTCTACTCTCTGAGTAGGAGAGGCTACGGGTTGGAAGACGACTGAAACGTCATCTCCTTTGCCAGTGTACACTCGTGTCTTTTTCGTATGCTTGCAGTAAGCAGGAGTACGGTAATCACAACCGGTCCCGCGTGTACTGTAAACAATCGTTTCCGTGGCCTCGGTTCCCCCGAAGAAGGGGTTGGAGGAAGATGAGATTAACACATTACCAGGATAGGTATAAACCTTCGTAGGTAAAGGAATTACAGTCTCAGCACGGATTGTTCGGGATTTAGTCCGTATAGGACCAATGCCGTTCATAAAAGATTAGCTCACCTCCTTGAATTGACGTCGTATACTACCAAGAAGCTTATGCGCTCCTTAGCGCGAAGGGAGAGTTACCCTGTTTGGGGGTAAC